GCTGCTCAATCACAATTTATAGTTGAAGAGGTTGGTGGCAAGAAAAATTACAAAATCAAAGGTGTCTTTTTACAAGCAGATATCAAAAATAGGAATGGAAGAGTCTATCCTAAAGAGATATTAGAAAAAGAAGTTTCAAGATATAATAGAGAATTTATCAACAAAAGACGTGCATTTGGTGAGTTAGGACATCCTGACGGACCAGTTGTAAATCTTGAAAGAGTAAGTCATATGATAACAGACTTACATCCTGACGGTTCAAATTTTGTTGGTGAAGCAAAAGTGATGGATACACCATATGGTAAGATTGTTAAAAATCTTATTAACGAAGGTGCTCAATTAGGAGTGTCTTCAAGAGGTATGGGATCACTAGTGCGAGGACGTGGCGGAGTTAATGAAGTAGGAAGAGATTTTTACTTAGCAACTGCCGCTGACATTGTAGCAGACCCAAGCGCTCCTGACGCTTTCGTAGAAGGCATTATGGAAAATAAAGAGTGGGTATGGGATAATGGTGTTATCAAAGAGAGAGATATTGAAGAGTGGAAACAGTACATAAATGAAGCTAAAAGACTACGTTTAGCAGAATCAAAAGCTAAAGTCTTTAAAGAATTCATTGAAAAACTGTAATCTTATAAATATCTATTAATAAAGAGAAATAATTTAAACGTTTAAATTAATTAAGGAGATTTATTCTTATGGCCGATACAGAACAAAAATTAGAGGCGTTAGAAGCAAAAGCAGTGGAAGAGGCGAATTCACCTAATCCAATGGCGGATGCTCCTAAAAAGAATGCTGTTGCGGCTGAACCTTCTCATATTGCTAAAATGAGTGAATATGAAGATTTAGGTAAGGCAGTAGTAAAACCAACAGATTCAAATCCTGACGCAACTAAAAAAGTTACAAAAGTTTCTGGACAAGCTCCTCAAAAATCACAAGGTGCTGCTGACCCAATGCCAAAATTATCGGGACACAACACTAAATTGGAGAATAAAGAAACTAAAAAAGACGAAGACGGTAAAGAAATTAAAGAAGGCGATTTACCACCAGCACTTCAAAAAGCTATTGACGCTAAGAAAGACAAAGAAGACAAAAAAGATGTCAAAGAGTCTGACGAGAAAAAAGATGCTAAAAAAGATGACGCTGAGGTAAGAACTGAAGACGAAGATAAAGAAAAGAAAAAAGACATTGACGTAAAAGAACACGTTGACGCCTTAATCGCTGGAGAGAAAGACTTAACCGAAGAGTTTAAGACAAAAGCTGCAACCATTTTTGAAGCGGCAATCAAATCTAAAGTAAAAGAAATTGCTGAAGAAATGGAAACAGATTATAATACTAAATTAGAGCAAGAAAGTGCTAAAGCAAAATCTGAATTAACTGAAAAAGTTGATTCTTACCTTGCATACGTTGTTGAAGAGTGGATGAAAGAAAACGAAATCGCTCTTGAAAGAGGTATCAAAGGAGAAATTGCTGAAGACTTTATCAATGGTCTGAAAAAATTATTTGAAGACCACTACATTGATGTTCCAGATGAAAAATATAACGTGCTTGAAGACCAAGCAGGTAAAATTGAAAAACTGGAAAAAGACCTCAATGAGCAGATTGAAAAAAATGTTGAGTTAAATAAGGAAGTTGGAACTAAAGTTAGAGATGAAATCAAAGCTAAAGTTTCTGAAGACCTTGCTGACACAGCAAAAGAAAAATTTGCTAAACTTGCTGAAGAGATTGAGTACTCTAACGCTGAAGACTATCAAAAGAAATTAGAAACTGTTAAAGAATCTTATTTTGGAAAGAAAACTCCGACTGCTGAAGAGAAACTAGATGATGGAGCGGCAGATGGATCAACACCAATTGGTGAAGATTTATCAAAATCTATGGCTGCTTACAGCGCCGCTATAAGCAAAACTAAAGACATTAAGTTGTCTATTAAGTAAATATAAAGGGAGATAAACACATATGTACTTATCTGAAACACACGAAAAAAAATGGCAGCCAGTACTAGAGCATCCTGATTTACCAAAAATTACTGATGCTTATAGACGTGCCGTTACATCTGTGATATTAGAAAACCAAGAACGTGCTTCTAAAGAAGATAACGCTTACTTGGCTGAAGCTGCTCCGACTAACGCAACAGGTAGTGCTGTTGCAAATTGGGATCCAATCCTAATTTCACTAGTTAGACGAGCTATGCCTAATCTAATCGCATACGACATTGCAGGTGTTCAACCAATGACAGGTCCTACAGGACTTATATTCGCAATGAGAAGTAGATATACTTCACAAACAGGCGGAGAGTCGTTCTTTGATGAAGCTGATACAGATTTTTCAGGCAGAAATGCTGCTGGATCTTCTGTTGACGGTTATTCAGCAACAGACCACGCAGGAACTAATCCTGGTGTATTAAACGACGGTTCACCTGGAACTTATACTAAAGGCGAAGCAATGACTACAGCGAAAGCTGAAGCATTAGGCGACGCTAGCGGTAATGCATTTGCTGAAATGGCTTTCTCAATAGAGAAATCTACGGTAACTGCTAAATCAAGAGCTCTTAAAGCTGAATACACTATGGAACTTGCTCAAGACTTAAAAGCAATCCACGGTTTAGACGCAGAAACAGAACTTGCAAACATCTTATCAGCTGAAATTTTAGCTGAAATCAATAGAGAAGTTGTAAGAACTATCTACATCAATTCAGAAAAAGGTGCTCAAACTGGTAACGTAACTACAGCGGGAATTTTTGACCTAGATACAGACTCAAATGGCAGATGGTCAGTTGAGAGATTCAAAGGTCTTATGTTCCAACTTGAAAGAGATGCTAATAGAATTGCACAAAGAACCAGAAGAGGAAAAGGTAATATAATTATCTGTTCTTCTGATGTTGCTTCTGCTCTTCAAATGGCAGGCGTATTAGACTACACACCAGCTCTTAACAACAACCTAAACGTTGATGACACAGGTAATACTTTTGCAGGTGTTCTTAACGGTAGATTTAAAGTATACATTGATCCTTACTCAGCTAATAGTGCTGCTAAACAGTACTACGTTGTTGGATACAAAGGTACTTCACCATATGACGCAGGAATATTCTATTGCCCATATGTACCTCTACAAATGGTTAGAGCTGTTGGACAAGACACTTTCCAACCAAAAATCGGATTCAAGACTAGATATGGCTTAATCGCTAATCCATTCGCTGAAACTGGTGCTCAGTCAGGTGCTGCTACAGCAGTAAATGACGCTGGAAGTGCTAACTCTAATAGATACTACCAAAAAGTTCAAGTTGCTAACTTGATGTAATATCATTGGTTAGAAACATTTTCTAACAGAATTAAAAGGGG